AATACTCTTTGCGAATCGACAACAGTGGAGCATTGGCTTGGGTAAAGCTTTACGACGGTGCCACTGCAACGGTGGGAACCACCGCCCCCGATTATATTTTACAAGCAGACGCCTCTGAAACGGTTGTTTGGACCGTTGTCGATGGCTTTGCTATGAACAATCTGACGCTTGCTGCCACCAACAGTGCTGGTACGCCAGGCACTACAACCCCTGCCGGAACCGTCAAGGTTCATGCAGTAGCGAGATAAGCATGGCTCTTACTAAGTCTCCTCTTTATGGCCTACCTGGCGATCTTTATGTAGTCCAAACATCGGCCACCGCGACTGCAGACAACGCTGTTGCTGGTGGTGCTGGCGTCCTCCTCCAGGTAGACATTGACAACACCGGAAACTCGAACGCTGTTTACGTCAAACTTTGGAACCACGCTTCTCCAACTGTGGGCGGGGTGGGCGGAACACCTTCAGAGTGGGTGTTCAAATGTCCTGGGCTTGTGCGCCGCGTTTTTACTTGCACACCCGGCAGTGCTTTTGCCACAAACCTAAGCATGGCTTGCGTCACCAGTGCTGCACAGACTTCAAATACAAGTCCACAAAATCCGGTTGCTGTTCGACTGCTGCTTGATGTGTAAGGAGTCACAATGAACCTGTTTGAAATGCGCTCCATGGTCGGCTCTATCGTTGATTACGACCCAAATGTGCAAACGTATAGAGATGAAGTAAATCAGATTTTGAACCAAATCTATCTGGAGTTCTTTACTGACAGGCCATGGTCCTTTGCACAGGACACCATTGAGCTCCAAGTTTATCGAGATGTTTCTGATTCAACAGGGACGCTTGCAGCTGGTGCGAACACGGTCACAGTGGGTACCGCCAACTTCTTTCTGGCATCCTGGATGCAGGGAATGGTTCTGGAGATTGGGAGCACACCCAACGATAATGGTGAATATATCATTCAAAAGGTTGTCAGCGGCACCCAGGTTATCCTCGAGGGCTTTTCAGCGATAGACAATGTGGCGGGGACAGCATCGATTACCGTAAAACAACGGTATGTGGACATGCCTATTGATTGCGTGATGCCTGTATCTGTGGGAATTCGAGACGTGATTCAGGGTCCTCACACCCACTTCTATGCTTTGTCTCGTCTTCGTGATGAACAGCTGAACTTATTGCTAAGCATTACTGGTTTGCCGACAGACTGGATTCTGTATGATGACATCAGTGTGATGCAGCCAGTTACTCCGCCAACAATCGCGCTGGCAGGCGGAGCCACCTTCAGTGAGGTGGGCACCTATTATGCGAAATACACTTTTGTGGAAGGGACGCGCGAAAGCGCACCAAGCCCTGAAGCCTCTATCTCGGTGACAGGAGCTACAAACATCAACTCTTCCAACCTCCAAGTTACTGGTGCCAACTCAGGAACTTTGAAACGACTGTATGTCCGTACTGCCGCGTCAAAAGCCTACTACCACGTCACAAATACTGATGTTGCGGAGAACACTGACATCGAAAACAACCTGGCCCTGGCAGCCAGCTACTTATCAAAGGGTGTTCGACTTCCAGAACATGGTGGAAACTATCAGCGAATCCGCTTGTACCCACGGCAAGACACTGATTATCTCATCAATATCCGGTATCTTAGGCGTCCAGATATGTTGATTGAGGACAGCGATGTCCCCGATCTGCCAGTAGTCCACCACCGCTATTTGGTTTATCGTGCATGTCAGGAGCTCTTTGTAAAGCACGACAACCTCTCACATTCGGAGATGTACCGTAAAAAGGCTGACGCAGAACTGCTAAAGATCGAGCAACGATTCCTGACATCTGGAGCCCAGATGTGGGTCAAAGAGGCGTTTACTCAAGATGCCAACTTCTTTGGTGCTCAAACAACTCTGACTCATCAGGGATAACCGATGAAGGCTGGCCTAAAACAAACAGTAGAGCGCCTTGAGGGTTTAGTTGAAATCCTCCCACAGCCCGCAGAGTCGGCCACAAAGATGGTCAACTTTACTGTGGACCCAAAGACGGGCGGCTGGGACAACCGTATTGGGTATGAGAAGTTCTTTCCAAACTCAACTCTGTATCATCCGTTTGACGGCACAGAGCGCGTGCAGTCTCTGTATGTTTGGAGCACTCACAATGGGGCGCGTGTCTATCATCTGTTTGAAACCGCGCTGACTGGCGCTAAAAAATGCGACCTCAAATATACCGTGGGCCACGTTCACATCACTACCGGAGGGGGCACCGTAACTTTAGATTCTGGTCGATCTGTTCCGTTGTCAAATGAGCCCGGCACCGTGTATTCCCCAATGGGCAGGTTTCTCATAATTACGAACGGGTACGATGAGCCGCTAAAGTTCGATGGTGATCGGGTAACTGGCCTTGGTTGGACACGGATTCCAAACCCCCCAAAGGCGTGGCAAGTGGACGCAACAAACACCGGCGCACCGCAAACCACGTTTATGCCTTTCCAAAACTTTGTTAGCACTGATCTTACTGGCAGCGAGCTTTCTTCAATGGAAGACTATTATGGTCTTGGGGATAGCGGCGCTGGAGATGTCAACGCCTACAAGTGGAAGGTTACTTGGGTCAATGAGGCTGGGTCTGAAAGCCCTATCTCTGCCGCTTCTTCGCTTGTTTCTTGGGTAACAGACGGTTCATACGAACACCGTTTCGCGGTGTACTTGGATGACGTTCCTATCGGCCCCCCCGGAACCGTTGCTCGCCGTATTTACCGCACAAAGAATCTAAAAGAAAGCCCCGACGTGGGTGCAGACGAGGTCTATTACTTCGTTGAAGAAATCGATAACAATACTGAAACAAACTATGTCGATTTTCTCCCAGACGCAGCGATGAACAGTTTGGGACCAGCTGATATTGATAGCGTTCTTTTGCCCACACTTGCCCCCAGGATGTCGGCCTCGTTCAAAGGAACCCTATTCATCGATGGCGGCCAGGAGGACCCTACAAAGCTGTTCTACAGCAAGCCAGGACAGCCTGATAGCTATGCTGGTTTGTCTTACTTTGATTTAGGCACCAGAGATGGGGGCGGCATTGTTGGAATGGTTTCATTCTACAACCAGCTGATTGTCTTTCGAGAGAACGCCATCGATATGATTCGTGGAAATGCAGTGGCGGGCTTCAAGGTGGTCCCTATTGCCGAGGGTGTTGGCACAGACGCGCCCGGCACCATTACGGTCATCAAGGGGTTTGGTGTCGTCTTTCTTGGAAAAGACGGATTCTATCAGCTAAGCGGCGGCATGGATGGTGGAGACACTATCCGCCTCAATCGTATATCTGATGGTCTTCTCAAGACCATGGGTCGCATTTCTACTTCTACTCGAGCTCGGGCGGTAGCAGCATTCAGCCATAAATGGCGAGAGTGGCATTGTTATTTTCCAGTAGATGGTCAGTCTTTACCAAGCCTGGGGCTGGTCTTGCACATGGACAATGGCCAGTGGTCCCAACGCACCGGCTTCCCCGTGGGGGCAATCGCAACCACACCCAATGGCGACATTGTCTTTGGAACAAACAAAGGCAAAGAGCTCACGATGACGGACTATGAGTGCGGCTTGTTTGTAGTTTCTCGTAAAAGAGCTGCCGGATACAACGTGACCATGGGTATCGAGGAGAATATCACGGTTGATTCTCCACCGCCGATCTCTACCTATAAGAGCGCATGGCTGGATTTGGGTGTTCCGCAACGAAAGAAGTTCATCAAATACGTTTACGTCTATGCCCTGACTCGAGGAAACAACGCCATTCCCATGACTTATTACATGGACTTTGGTGACTCTGGAACAATGGCCACCCCTGTAAAACCACAACGCCCCGACCATGAGGATCAGGGTGTGTATGGAACAGGATCGTGGGGAAGCGCGGTTTGGGAGGAGCCCTATCTGACTGAATTCCGGTATCCAATCGCCCAAAAAGGTGCGAGTCATTTTGCTTTCGAAATCGAAACCACAAACGATATGATTCTGCTGGGGTATTCGGTTGAGTTTACTTCTACAGAAACACAAACCATCCGAGGAAAAAGAGCATGAGTTTCAAATGGACAGATGCTCATCTAAAAGATGGAAACATCCTTGATTCGGGTGAGTTTGATACAGGGTACAATTCGCTAAAAGCCGAAATAAACGGCGGCCTGGATCGTGAAAACATTCAGAATGATTCAATCGCGGCAGAACATTTGGCTCCAGAAGCCTTCCTTTCTTATGCTTTGAAGGAAGGTATTCGAGCTCAAGAGCCCCTTGAAAGAGAGCTTGCTTGCTATGGAAACCATATCTACGGGAAAACTTACAATGTTTATGGCGGCGGCTGGGTCACTAACAGCGCACAAAAGCTAAGTAAGCGTTTTCTTGAAGGCAACCTGCACCTGGAATTCAATGCCTGGTATTATTTGAACAATGCCAACTCCCAGAGCACTTCTACTCAGAAAGCCTATGGTGGGAGGTGGTGTCGTTTTGCATTGAGTGTAGACAACGTGGTTGTGTGTGAAAGCCATGAGCTTTGGCAAAATATCGGAACTGTACATCTTGTGGCCGATATACCTATCACTACAGGTCAACACGAGATCACCGTGTCTTGGCAGGTAGCGGGCTGGGATGAACGGTATGGAACAGGCGCTATTCCTCAAATGAAAAACGAGCCTTTGTTTTATTACGATGGCGGCTCTATTCTTGCTATCAACAGGTATCGATAAATGGCTGAAATCGTAAACGACAATATCGGACTGCCTGGCACCGTCACTTCTGGTGCAGACATGGACGCGAAGTTTGACAATGCTCGCCAAGCCTCGTTGACCCTGAATGAAAAAAATGTTCGTTCGGAAGGGATTGATCGCAGAAATTTGGAAGGCTATTCTTATCCAAGCGGTCGCGTTGAGCCTGTTGTCTACATGGATAAGGTGGACAACAACGACCGACAAGCCG